ATGGCAGGAGCCGGGGATGGGTAGGGCGCCGGAGTATTCGATGCACGGGCGGCCAGCGTGGACGTGAATTTGGATCGGGTCTTCGTCGAGCGGCCACTCGCGGAAGTAAGCTTGGAGAGTGACGAGTGCCGCGGAGAGCGTCTTGGCGGCGGCAGTGCGGGTGCCGCCGTCCGGCGCTTCGAAGTCGCCCCACGCGTGAATGACGGCCTCGCAGCCGTTGTGGAGTGCATCGGACGTGTCGCGCGTCTCGAAGTACGTGCGGCGGGCGACTTCGAGGCCGCGCGCGATGCACGCGCCGAAGTGGAGGTGGACCGAGACGCCCGGGCGCGCGAGCCCGAGGACGTGGCGGCGGAAGAATGAGTGCGGGCACTTGAGCCAGTCACTCCGCATCGTTGCGTCGATGACGCGGGGGAAGATAATAGAGGGGGTTGCGCCGGTCGGGGGTGCGCCTGCACCTGCACCTGCACCTAAGGTACCTGTGGTCATGTCGGTGTCCCGAAGAGTGTGTCGATGTCGAGTGTGGGCGCGACGGCCTTGCGAGCGGCGGCACGGTTGCGTGCGCCAGCACGAGCGGCGTTCTCGCGATCGTGCGCGATGGAGAGGAGTATACGCCGCATGTCCTCGGGCGTGACGCGCTCGCGGTTGAGGACGCGGAGGCGGGCGTCGAGGAGGAGGGAGTGGGTGTCGAGAGACGGTGTGTCGGTCATGGCGGAGTTACCTTCTGTGCGGCGAGCCACTCGCGAAAGATATGCTCGCATGTGCGGCCCCATGTGCGGTAGCGAGGGCGGCCTGTGCGCGGGTCGAGCATGACGAGACGAAGTTCGTCGTGAAGCGAGACGGGGAGACGGAAGGAGAGGATGCGAGTAGGCTCGCGGTCGGGACGGGCGACGTTGGGCATGACTAGCCTACCGGGGTGCGTCTAGTGGTGAACAGGCGGGATCGGTGTGAGGATCAGTCACACCAGATCGACTTGTCGGCTCTGATCCCGCCGCGCGTATCTTCGCCGCGTTGTGCGGAAAAAACCTGTTCACCACTAGAAACACTCCTCACAGAACGGGATGTCGTAGTGGGTTTCGCGCGTCTCGTGTGGGAGTGAAGCGAGCAGCGCGGGCGGTACGGCGTCGAGGCCGGTGGAGCGGTAGTGGAAGGTGTGAGAGTTGGGGGCGTAGCGGACGAGTACGTAGGCGGCGGGAAAGCGGACTGTCGCGCCGCAGGAGCAGTGAGCGACGGAGACGGGGAGAACGACGGAGGAGGGCGTGGTGTCGTCGTGGGGGGAGACGCGAGGGCGCGAGGGGGCGGCGCTGGCTTCACCGGCCTTCGGCCGGGGCACCGTGTGGGGCTGTGCCAGCGCACCAGCACGGGCGAAGAGGCTGTCGAGGGGGATGGGAGGAGGGGCGGCGGGCTGGCGGGGCTTTCCCCCGCCTGTCGCCATTGTATCCTCCTGGGATCGAGTCATTGCCTTCTCCATTGCTACCACCGGGCGGTAGCGCCTGGGGAGTGTCAACATATTACGCCGATACGATGTTGACAGGTATGTGAAGAACGCATGGCTCGGTCGCGCGCCTTGGGCAACAAAAACCCCCCGCCAGCCGAAGCTAGCGAGGGGCGAGGTTGCCGCCGTGGCGTTGCGCAGGTGAGCGGGGAACACTCACCTCACGGCGGGGTCGGCGTTAGTTCGCGGCGGCGGCGGGAGTGAACAGACCGGCTAACGGTGAAGCGGCGTCGGGCTTCGCAGTGCGTGCGGCAGAGGCCATCGCCTTCGCGCGCTCGGCGAGGATTTTCGAGAGTGCGATCTTGACGCGAGGGTCGGAGTTTTCGAGGGCGGTGTAGAGTTTGGCCTTGCTCCACACGTGAACGATGCGACCCTTCGCGTCACGTTTGGGGGAGCCGTTCTCCACCTTTGGCTGCTCCAACATCTCGTCGATCTTGGCTTGGACGACATGGACGGGCTGGCCGGAGACTTCAGCGAGTGCGACAACAATGTCGTCGGGCTCGGCGTCGCCCATCGTGCGACCTGGCGTCCAGGTGCCGTTCGTCACTGTGGCAATGAACTTGTCCCACTCACGGCGGAGGTCGGACGCGCCGGGGTTGTCGATGCGGTTGTAGATGTTGGAGAAGGTGTTGATGACGCCGCGAAGCATGAACGCGTCAACGAGGCTGTCCGCAACGGCGGCGGGAGTGAGGGTGATAACTTCGGCGACGCCTTGCTTGCCGACGGCGTCAGGGGCGGTGTAGAGGGAGAGGAGAGCGTTGCCAGCGTCATCGAAACGGACGGCGACGGTCTTGCGGCGTTTGGTGTCGGCCATTGGGGTTCTCCTAGTGGTTCGGAGGGCGGGATTGCCCGGCGTTCCGCTCATGGCACAGGAGGGAGTCACGCCACCTGTGCCATGGCCGGAGCGTCGGCGTCGCTGGTGGTAGGGGAGGGACCAACGACGGTCAACGCGCGGAGGGCGGTGCGGCACTCTTCCAGGGTGCCGGTGCTCACCATGAGAGGAACGGGCACCGCCGCGCGGTCAAGCAAGACCGCGAAGCGGTAACAGCCGAGAGGGGCAATGCGGGCGCGCGTGAACATGGCTGTTATATATACACGTGCGCGCGAGGGCGTCAAGAGGCGTCGTGTCAGCGCCCGATGAAGAAGAGCGAGACGAGCACGAACGCGAGCGCAAGGCCAGCGAACAGCGAGCCGAGACGTTCGAGCCAACGCGACGGGCGTGGTGGCTTGACGGCTCGACGGTGCGGGTCCGGCGGTGCGGGCAGCGTCACGCCAGCCTCGCGGGCGATCATGGCGCAGTAGCGATCCCAAGCGGTCATGGGCGAGCCTCCATTGCGGCGACGATAGGGTTGAGGGTCAGGACGATTACCGCGCTGTCGTCGCCGTTGTCAGTCGCGGTAGGTTCGATCCGCAAGATCGCCTTGGCGAAGATGCGGAGGAGTGAGCGGCAGTGTGCGTCGGCAGGGTCCGTGTCGCAACCGTGCGAGAGGAACATCTTGAACCGATACAAGTCGCGCACGGACGCGCGAGCGTCACGCGACGACATGGGGCCAAGTGACGCGCCGCCGTCGCGGTCGAACTTGAGGAGGAGGGCGGTGTATGCTTCGGGGAAGTGGCGATAGTCACGGCGGGAGGAGGGGCGAGGAGTGGCGGTCATAGTGGACCCTCTTCTTTGTTGCCGCTGACGCGTTCGCGTTCGCGACGGGCGGCGAGGAGACGGAGATAAATGTCGTGCGCGTACCGCTTGTCGTGCCGGTTGCGGCGGGACTGTTTCTCCTCGAAGTGGATGAGAGAGGCGGCGCGGGCGACCGTGCGCGCGACGGAGCGTGGAGACGTGTCAGATGATTTCATGGGCGGGGGAACTCCGGTGGTGGTGTCGGTAGAATGACCGCCTTCGGCGGCGGCACGCGTTGGCGCACCAGCAAGCCCGCACCGTCGCGACGAGACGGTGGAGCTTGTAGCTGCGTCAAACAGGGTCTTTATGTGGTTCGATGATGTTGAGTGGCATGTGGTACTTTTCACGTGCTGGTGTTGCGCCTTTTCCTTGTACCTGCGCACTTAACACTTTCGCCGCTTTTAGGAAGCGGTCGCGATTGAAGTTGGCGTTATCGTGGTCAAGTGCGTTGGTGAGCGCGAGTGCTGTTGCGCTCGATAGTTCTTCGCGTGCGAACGCAGCGAGCCATTCGTAATGGCGACGGGTGAAGAGTGGGGTGGAGTGACGAGCCATTGCGGCGTTCCTCTCTCTGTCGATACAGCTCTCTGTATCATCATGCCGTGCGCTGCGCCGAGGTTGAAGTGTTACGCGGCGAGGCGGAGGAGGTCGCCCGCCGTCCGTTCGATCTTCACGCGGGCGTCAACGTGTTCAACGGTGCGGGCGAAGGCAGTCGCGCCCGTCACCGCGTCGAAGATGGTCTCAATCGGCCGGAACTCATCGACGAGATGAGCCGCGGCGATCTTACCGGCGAGACCCTTGCCAAACCGAGTAGCAAGGAACGTGTCCACGTCGCCACGGATTTTCGCCGCTTTGGCTGCGGCGATTGTCGTGGCGACGTTGGCCGGGCTGCTGTTCGCATACTCCGTCAAGATCGGCTTGATCTCTTCGGCCCAACGATGAGGCGCTCCAGACGTGTGACGGATTTTGATCTCCGTATGTTCGGTGGCGCCCCAGATGATCCGGTTGTAACAGACGTAATCGAAGAGGAACATCCCGAGTACGAGACGGGATGCACCTACCTCGCTGTTGCTGATGTAGAAGCCACGGGCGAGTGACCCGGACTTACCGTCGCGGCGGTCCGGCACTTCGATACGGCGCTCCTCATCGGCGAGGAAGCACCACATATCACGATCAGACGCGTAAAGCGTCGTGTTCGCTTTCGACGGCTCGACGCGGCGGCCAAACTCGCCCGGTATCCGCCAGTCGCCCGTCACGCCGTCACCGAATTGACGAACCATTGTCTCGGCAATGTCAGCGTTCCAGACGACACCGTAGTCCGGGCCGTTGACCGCGGCAAGGTGCGTCGTCTTGTTCCCCGCGTCATCTTCACGGCGACGGAGGAGCACGCTGACACTTTCGACTGGGCGCGAATGATGCAGACCCCAGTTGATGTTGTCGGCGGCCAGCGCGCCGGGCATCCGGCTATCGCGAATGTACGACGACGGGACGCCAGCGAGCGAGCAGAGTTGCCCAAACGCCCAATGCGTGAATTGGGCGGGGTGGCCATTCGGTCCCGACACGACAACATCGAGCGGATCGGTGGTTGACGGGAGCACCGTCAATCCTCGATTTGGCATGACGCGCCGTGCGGCATGATCGCGCTCGTACCGCGTGAACGCGGCGAGCGCGGGCAAAGACGTGAAACGCTCGTCACTTGGCCGCGAAGCCCATTGCCGAGACGCTTGATGTAGTTCCATGATCTGTACTCCTGTTGAGAGAGCGCAGAGCACGACATGATGATATAGAGAGCACTGTTGCCTAGACGATGCCGCGCGAAGGTGGTTGTTTCAGTGTTCGTGCGGCAAGCGCACAAGTGCGCAAGTCGCGTCGCGCCGTTGCAAGCGGATAGATGCCACCGCAAGTGTTGGCGCGTAGAAGACAGGTATTCCATTTGGTGTCTGCGGATATATCCACCATGCGTTGCCGCTACCGGACTTCTTGATCCGGTAACACTCGCCTTGGCAGTCATACCCTACATACTCGCCACGCCGAAAGGCGGATGCTTCGATGTTGGGGAGATATTGCATTGTTACAGTTTCTTCAAGTCATAAGGCGCGAAGTACCGCACGCCTACGTTGTCAACGTCAACGCGAACCATTGTAGTTTTGTAGTAAGGGCGTGCTGGCAAGACGTTTCCGTAACGAGCGCCTTGCATCCACAGGTCAAGCGCAGGATGCAACTCGACGCGATCACCAGAACCAAAGTCTACGACGCTTTCACCATACTCGCCGATTTTCATGTCTCTCTCCTCAGAACGCACGGCATGATCTAGGCAACAGTGAGTGTGTGGCGCGCCATTCTCGCTACCAACCAGCCTTGCGGCATATCGCGACTAGAGCACAGCGCGCCAAGTCGCCTTTCCGGGCAGTGGACCAAGAGGTCCAGCGCGATCCGGCAGTGCCTGAGACGCACAGTCGCATGGGCGCAGAGGCGTGTCAAGCGCAATCGGCGGCTGGGGCGCAGATCGCGCCTTGCGCTCAGCACGCCCTCTGCGTCCTAAGGTCGAGAGGTCCTAAGGTCCCGGGGGGTGGTATCGCTGGGAGTCATGAGTGGGGAAGGTAAGGGGGGTTACTACCCCTCTCTCCTGAGAAGTGAACACCACACCCCCGGAGAACACCCCCCCGGGTCTTCTCGACTTTAGGACCTTAGATCGCAGGGCACCGATTGCGCCCAAGACCGCATCGCCGCACATGCCCCACAGAATGCCGCTGAGTGACCCCGGTCGTCGTCGCCACAGTGACCTAGCCGCGCTCCGTCACCTACTCCACGCCGCAGCTACATCGCTGCTAGGGTCATCCACTCCGAAATTATAAGCCACCGCTACGATCTCGATTACTTGGGTCGAACACTGCCGCACTACTGCACCTATGCTCGAGCATTACTACGTCTACTCTCCATTACTACGTCGAGCACTTGTCAAGCTCTATGATCTACTTCGCCTCGACAGTAATCGTGGCAAGTATTCGTTGTACTCAGTGTGAGCATAACGCCACTCCGAGCAGGGACGGGTCGGCGACGGGGGGCCTGACCCCCCAGACGGGTACTTATACTTATATAAGTCCGTCTCGGAACGGGATGCAGTGGGGCGAATTTGTCAACATCGCAACCGCCGTCGCGCCCTGGCCCTTGACACCACTGCGCCGTGCGCGTATATAGACAGCATGGACCGCGCCCCGCCCTCGCCCCCCACTCTCCGCGACCTGCTGCTCCGCTCCGACCTTGGTCGCGCGAACCCTGCGCGCGTGGACGAAATGCTATCTCGCGCCACTGCGCCGCAGACTCGGGAGCCCGCTCGTGCGGATTAATCTTGACGAACTGTTCCCGCCAGCGCCGCCACACGCGCCGCGTCAAATTCGTCCTGGCCGTCACGGTAACGACGGCAGTAATCCAGTCATGCGTGGCGAAGGAAGTGGAAAGACTGCTCGTTCTGAGGCCAATATTAGTACGCGTTGGGCGGCGATCTACACGCTTGAGCTTCGCGGCCTCGATCAGAAAGATATTGCGACTGCGCTCGGCTTATCTCCAACAGCAGTCTGTAAGATTGTCAATGACGACCGCTACATCGCCTACCGCGAGAAACATCTCGTCGAGCTCGACTCCGAGTTTGTCCAGATGAAGCCGCTCGCGTTCGCCGCACTCCGTTCCGGGCTCAACTCTAGTGACGAGAACACTGCGCTCCGCGCCTCCGAGCAATGGTTCAAAGGCGCTGGGTTCGGTGGGTTCGCGAAAGACCCCGTCCCGCAGACCCGACTCACGGCCGAAGATGTCGCCGCTCAACTCCTCGCTGGCCTCAACGTCAACGTGCAGGTGAATGTCGGCAGTGCCGCCGAAGGCGGTGAAGCTACACGCACCTCTGTCTCCTCCGCTCCCACTCCCCTCATCGACCAGGAGTGACGCGCTCATGGACGGCTTCACGTTTCCGCACGTCCTCGACACTCCCGCCGATCACCCCTTGCGTCGTGGCCCTGGCCGTACACTCTCGCGGCTCTTCGCCCGACTCCGCGAACTCCGCGACTACGCGCGCCGTGAATATCGCCACGACGCTGCGATGCTCGCCATTCTCCTCGAACTGGAAGAGATTGAGGAACTCCTCCAACGTCTTACTCAACCCCACGCCGCACTCACGCTCGACATACGCAATGACGTTATCACTGCTCAACCTGAGCTGGGCTCTGTGCCCGAAGTCGCTGCAACGCCGTCGCGCTCGTCACGTCGTCTCACTCTCACAAGGACTCCTCCCAATGGCAACGATCGTGCTCAAGTCAACAGAGGTTCACACGCTGACAATTGGACTCGTTGATCCGACGACCAATCAGCCCGAACCGTTCCCGGCTGGCGACACGTTCGCTGCGTCGTCGTCTTCGCCCGCAGTCGCCGCCAACATCGGCTCCGACGCGAACGGCGCCCCTGCTCTCGTCGTCAACGCACTCACGCTCCCCTCCGCCAACACGATGGGCATCATCGTCGAAGTCACTGACTCGGCGGGCGATGTCGCTGTCGATCTCACGGTGGACTATCCTGTCCCTCCCGTCGCTGGCGACATCGTCCTCAACACTGGCGGCGACGTAATCACGACGCAGCCTGCGCCAACCGCTCCCGGCCCGTAAGAGCGGAACATGTGCTGGCGACGTAGACGCGTGCGGTGGCCTATGACAGGTCGCTCACTCCGTCTGCGTCGCCGGTTCAACCGCGCGTGGCAACTCTTCTGGCGGAGTGCGGTATGAATGGACTGGCAAGTAGTTCTTTCCATCGGCGCACTTCTCATCGCTGGCATCTCGTTACTCGCGCGCTCGTTCGACAAATCTCTCTCGATCCGCGAGTACGAGGAGTTCCGCAGCTCGATCCGCGACCAGATCTCGCAAGTCCGGCTCGACACGCGCCGTGACGACGACCGACTCGAAGACCGTATTAAGATCCTTGAAGCCACACGCCCGACGACAGGTGAACTCGAAGCGAAGCTAGGGAAAGGAACCTCCGGATTATGACAGCAGCAGCCGACATGCCCTGGCAAGTCAAAGCATCGCTCGGCGTGTTCGTCTATCTCCTCCTCGGCATCGCTCTCGCACTCGCTTTCTGGCGCGGCGACAACTCCTCCCAAAGCATGATCATCGGCGCGATCATCGGGCAGTTCGCCACTGTAGTTGGTTACTACTTCGGCTCCTCCGAGTCGAGTCAGAAGAAAGACGCGACGATAGCTGCTTCTCTCCCCACTCCTCCTAAGGAGCCCACGCCATGAGGTCGAACTCCTACGCCATGAGGCCGAATACCTGGTTCTGGATTTTGTACGCGATCTTGCTCTTCGTCGAATGTGTCTGGTTCTGACGCAATCAGGCTGTGTTGCAGCCGTTCGGCCCGTTCAGCTTGATGTTCTTTGTCCTCATCGGCCTACTCGGCTGGGGTGTCTTCGGTACACCAATCCGATGAGGCCCAAAGAGGCTCGTCGCATTCGGCAGAAGGCATGTAAGTATGCGGCCATCGTACTCTCAACGCGGAAGGATGAAGACTCACTCGCGCCGCTCGCGTTCTCATTGGCGGTATTTTTTGAGAGCTACATTGCGGGCGGAAGCAAAGCGACGGCGAAGGATTTCGGGCCAAAGCAACCTGTCAAACTGAAAGCACAATGATGAAGATTTTTTGGTACTGGCTCCTTTCCTGGCTTGGTTGGCCTCTCTATAGAATGGGATTTCCAACTCTTTACGGTTGGGCGAGCGGACGATATGCCATATTGCTGTTATCCGCTTCTGTGCCAAAGACGCCATGAGCCGCTTCACCACCCTATATATAATGTGTGTTCTGCCGCTCGCGGGCTGCGCGTCGGCTACTACTTCGGATCGAGCGTCCGCGCCATGACTGCTCTGCGCCTCCTCGCGCTCGCCCTCCTCCTCACTCTCTCCGCGTGCAGTGGCTCCTCCCACTGTCCTAACCCCGCCCTAATCTGGGAGTGCGCGACGTGACCGTTGGTAAGAAAGTCTCTGAACTCTTCGCTACTGACCCCACACTCACGCTCCTCGCCAACCTCGGCGGCAACGCGGCCAACGTCCACACCGTCACGGCCGCCACCTACGACCTTGCCGCGTCTGACAACGGCAAGTTCCTCGTCCTCTCCGGCGTCGCCCCCACCGCGATCACTGTCAACGCCGGAGTCGTCACCGCGGGCTTCGTCTGCACTGTCATCGACCTTATTGGCAGTAGTACCGTCGCGGTTGGTACTGGCCCCACGCTCGTTGCTCCAAGCGGCCACACAGGAGCAGCAGCGGGTGCTGTCTTCTACATCCACGGCCCTGTTACCGACACCGTCGTCGCCAGCGGAGCCCTAGTGTGACGCAGGTTCCACTCCTCACCGAACTTGGAGCGCGTGTCCTCACCGAAGACGAGTTGTTCCATCTCATTTTGGAGGAAGGTATGCCTACGATCACTCGTCTCGTGCCACTCGCCCGTCAACAGGGCACGCAAATCCCCTCCGTCCTCCCCACCGCGGACTGGTGCGACTCGCGCTCACTCGCCGCGAACACCGCCGAAGCGATCACGCCTCCCGTTGACGCTGACGGTAACAAAGCCACCATCTTTCGCATCAACGCGTCGGCTGGCCCCCTCTACATCAACTTCAACGCCACCGCTGTCGTCCCGACCACCGACACGACCAACGGCACGTCCGCGATCATGATCCACGCCGAACTCGCCCCCGTCCTCGTCGTCGCGCCGCTCGCCACCGACACGCTCTCGATCATCTGCGGCTCGACCGCCATCGTCACTCTTGAGGCGTGGAATTGAACGCGCACGACTGCCCAATTCAGGAGCGACTGATGGCACATATCAGTCAATGTGAACGTGATCGAGAAGAGATACGAGAGGAACTAGCGCGGCAAGACGCGGCACGCGAAGACATGCACCGGGAGAACCAAGCGCGCCTAAGTCGTGTCGAACGCTCCGTCTACATCGCTATGGGCATTGGGGCCGCTCTCGTCGCCATCGAAAGTCATCTTAACTTCGTCAGCTTGAAGTGGGTGCCATGACTCCTATGCAGGTACGGCCCTCCCGTCGTAGTCGTCGTGCGCGCAGTGCGCGTCGTCAGCGGATCGCGCTGTGGTCGCTCGCGCTTCTTCTCGGCGCAGGCAGCGCAGCCGTGTTCGCCGATTACCCTGGCAAAATCCCCAACGGCACTGTGCTCGGCAACATCAGTGGCACGACGCGCTCCCCCTACGCGATCTCAGACACCACGACCGTCAACGGCGTGCCGTGTGCGCTTGGATCGACGTGTGCCGTCTCCGCGACCGCAGCCGGTGTCACTATCGGCTCTACCACTGTAACAGGTGGTACGTCCGGCGACGTACTTGTCGAAGTGAGCGGCGTCCTCCAGAGCGCCACCCGTCTCACCGCCGCACATCTCCCCACCGACGTGTCGTACTTCGATGTCGCCGAGACTCGCACCGCTCTGATGACGGTGAACAACTCAGACCTCGCGCTTCTCGGCTCCTCAACCGGCAAGACTACGTTCACGTCGCTGAACGCGGGCGCGTCAAACTTCACCGTCAATCTGCCCGGCTCGACCACGAACGTCCCGATCATCCCTCAAGTCATCACGGTCACGGGGCCGTCGGCGGCTCGAACGTGGACTGTGCCTGACGCGTCCGTCACTCTCGCCTCTCTCACCACTCCCGACCAGACGCTCTCGGGCGGCGCAAACGTCACGTCGCTCTCCATCGGCACCGTGTCGAGTGGTACCACCACCATCGACTGCGGCACGTCGCCCCTCCAATACCTCACTAACGGCGGCGCGTTCACACTCGCTGCGCCTGCCGCCGACGGCTCTTGCATCGTCCAGACGATCAACAACGGCTCGGCGGGCACAATCACGTTCTCCGGCTTTACGGTCGGTGCCTCGACCGGCGACGCGCTCGACGTGACCAACGGCCACAAATTCGCCATCTCAATCTGGCGGATCAATGGCACGTCTGGCTATCGTGTGGCGAACTACCAATGACACGCCGGCTGCTCGCTCTCGCACTCTCAGCGGCGCTCGCCTCGCTCGCCCCTCCGGCGTCGGCATCGAGCATATTCACGCCTGAGACAGTTTTCCCTACCCCCACCACGCCAGTCCAATTCCCTGGAGATATCGCGAACTTCACTGCATGGTATGGAGTGCGAGCGTATTCTTCTGCTGTCGCTGCCACTGGAACACAAAAGGCGCTCGATCTTCGGCGCGTCAGCGACAACGCAACTTGCACCGCTCTCATCGCCACCGACGGCACACTCGATCTCACGGTCGGCACGCCTTGCAACAGCAGCACTCAGACCGTCACCGCCTGGATCGGCGCTTCGACTGCGCGCGTGTCTAAGTTCTACGATCAAACCAACGGCAACGCTTGCGGCGGCGCGTCGTGCGACGTAGTGCAAGCAACGGCAGCCAACCAACCACTACTACTCCTAACAGGATGCGGTGGATCAGGAACACTCCCCTGCATACAGATAGGGCCGAGTCAAGGTGGCGGCATACTTTCTAGTCCCAATACATTCACTCCGAACGCTTCAGCTAACATATCTATCTCTAACGTGGGCAGCAGGAGCCAAGGCGTAGCACAGTTGTACTTTATCAGAGTGACTGACGGAACTCCTAGAGCCTCCGTGCTAGCTCATGCAGCGGGCAATTGGGACTGTATGGGAGACGCTAATTCAGGCGGAACTGATGCGACATGGCACGTAGGGAATTGCAGCATCACTTCCGGCACGTCAAACACTCTGTTTAACATTGATGGGTCCGAAACTACCGGCACGTCTTCCCCCTCATCAGCAGCAGGCCATATAGTTCTCTTGTGGACGATAAGTACAGGAGGCGCTAATGCCCTCCAACTAGGTGAGACGGGTTTTCAAGATAATATATTTTGGTCCTTGGGCACTCGCACGGCACTCTGTCACAACCAACGTCTCTATTGGGGTACAGGAGGGTCGTGCTGATGAACCCATACATGCTGTTCGCGCATATCATATCGCGAGGCATTGCGACCGGGCTTAGCAGCGTAGGGATATATGCTTTAGTATGCAGCTCATTCCACCCGCATCCAGACGCTGCGCTTGTGGCGATTATTATGCTGAGTAGTGCGACTGCGCTATGTGTGTGTAAGATATGACCGCACCCTCCCCCTACCGCACTGTCATCGAGGCGATGTTCCGCATCGTAGACAAGAGTGGCGTTGCGTGTGACTTCCGCCTCAACGACATACAGGCGCGGCTCGACGCGGGCTGGACTCGCCGCAACATCGTCCCGAAGGCTCGGCAAGAGGGTGTCTCCTCCTACATCATCGCCCGGTTCGTCGCGAAGTGTCTGACTGAGCAGAACCGCACTTGCGTGATAATTAGCCATGAGGCGGAGGCGACCACGCGTCTGCTCGGTCGCGCCCACTACATCCTCGAAAACTTGAAGCTCCCCTCCGATGTCAAACCAGTCCTCGGCACGAACTCCCAGAGAGCCATCGTATTCAAAAAGACGAACAGCACTATCTACATCGGCACCGCCGGTTCTCGCTCCTTCGGACACGGTGACACCATCACCGATCTGCACTTGTCTGAAGTATCAAGATACCCTGATCCTGAGAGCATCGTGCGAGGTACATTCCCAGCTGCGGAGCACGGTGAGATAACGGTTGAGTCTACAGGCAATGGAGTCGGTAACTGGTTCCATCGACAGTGCGTCCGGGCGCGGGAGGGCGTGGGGTTCACACTCCACTTCTTCGCGTGGCCCGACGCGCCCGAGTACTCCATCCCGTTCGCGAGCGAGGAAGCGCGCTCCCACTTCTTGACGGGGGTGCAAGAAGACCTCGGCGAGCCTGCGCTCCTCGCTCGCGGCGTCACCGCCGAACAACTCCAGTGGCGACGTGAGCGCCTCACGATCGACTACGAACTCGACCTCCACGCGTTCGCTGAGGCGTATCCGTTCGACTTCGACGAGTGCTTCCAGTCCAAAGGGTTCGGGTTCTTCCGCCGAGTCAAGTACGAGGAGACTGCCGCATGGACACGCGAGTCGGCGCAGCTTCATGTTCTCGCCCCTCATCCCCTCCCCGGCCACATCTACACCATCGGCGCGGACCCCGCTGGCGGCGTAGGCGCAGACAACTCCGTCGCCCAAGTGTTCGACCTCGGCGACCCGTGCCAAGTCGCTGAGTACGCGAGCGGCACTGTCGAGCCGCCGGAGTTCGGCGAAGTCCTCGCCCGTCTAGGCAAGAGGTTCAACTTTGCGTACATCAACGTCGAGCGCAATAATCATGGCGGTACTACTCTCGCCCGGCTGTTGGACGTATATCCGGTCTGGCTGGTCCATCGTGGGTCGCGCGGCGAGGAGTCTACGCAACATGTACTCTCACATCTCTCGCACTACGGCACACTCACAACCGCGTCGAGTCGTGGCATCATCCTCGGCACGGCGCGTGAGATACTCGCGACAGAATGGACGATCCATTCGCCACTTCTGAAGAGCGAACTCGCCACATTTATCGAGAAGGACGGCAAGGCTGAGGCAGACAACGGCTGTAAGGATGATCGCGTCATGGCGACGTGTATGGCGGCAGTGGTCGCCGAACGTGCAGGTGTCCTCGGCTCGGTCGGCGCAGATTGGGAGCACGCGTATGACGACTACGAACGTGTGCGCGAGCGCGACCCGTTCTCGTTCGAGGCGCTATTCGGCGAGCAGGGACGTGACCGGGAGGTCTTTGGGACGCCGGAGAGGTTTCACTGATGCGCGCGTGGTGGCATAGAGTAGAGCACTGGCTCGGCTGGAACACTGGCACTGTTGAGAGTGAGTGGCGCGACGGTTCGGTGTGGGTGTATTTCCGGTGTGGACAGTGTGGAAAGCTGTCCGACTGGTACGACATAGGAGTCTGACGTGCGCGTCCTCTTCATCTCCAAGGAAGGTGATGGGCTCGGCGTCGCGCAGCGTCTCACCCTTGAGGGACACAATGTCGATGTGTACGTGGCCGATGATCGGTTCAAGTCTGCTGGTCGGGGTATTGTTGGGCGTGTGTCTGAATGGCGCCCCGCTGCTCGAAAGTCCGATCTCATTATTGCTGATTGTGTGGGCTTGGGTCGCTTCGAGCGAGACATTCAGGCGTTGGGCCGCCCGTCGATTGGGTTCAGCGCCGCGCTCGACACTATCGAGCTAGATCGCCGCAAGGGCATGGAGTTGTTTGAGCGCGCCGGGATCAAGACGCCGGAGACGCTCTACTTCGACAAGCCCGCAGACGCGCTCAAACTCGTCGCTCAACATGGCTGGGGGGACGGATGGGTAGTCAAAGCGAACGGCAATATCTCGACGGCGAAGACCGCCGTGGTCAAGGACGAGGCGCTGTGGCCACGCGCCGTGCGCCAGCTACCGCCCGAGTGCAGTGGCATCATCCAACGAATTGTCAGTGGCGTCGAAGTCTCGACGGAGGGCTGGTTCAATGGGAGTTCGTTCGTCAAGCCGTTCAATCACACGTTCGAGGACAAGAGGTTCCTCGCGGGTGATCTCGGCCAGAACACAGGTTGTATGGGTAACATCGTCATCCGTGCCGACTCCAACCGGCTCACACGCGATACGGTTGAGCGCACAGAACCGTTCCTCCGAATGCTTGGCTACCGTGGCCCGTTCGATATTAATACCATTGTCAACGCTGACGGCGCGTGGGCTTTAGAGGTCACTAGCCGCATGGGCTACGACGCCGTGGAGGCGCTCTTCGAGGGGCTCGACGAGCCCGCCGGTGACTTCCTCTTCGACATCGCGATGGGGACGAAGCGCGACATGGCATTGACGGCCGACACCATGATTGCTGTTCGTCTCTCCATCCCCCCCTGGCCTATGAGGAGACCTGATCGTGACAGCGGCGGCGAGCCGGTCCTCGGCATTGACGACGACACGCTACTACACCTATTTCTCACAGACCTTGCAAAGGACGGTGAACAGTTCGTCACCGCCGGAGGAGACGGAGTGTTGCTTAAAGCAACAGCGATTGGTGCCGTTACCCCCCCTAAACCGCTTAACAACGGGAAGCGCAGTCGGCCCGACTACACCTACGAAGCGCGGCGACGCGTCTACCGCCTCCTCGACAAGATCAAAGTCTCGTCGAAGCAGTACCGCACCGACATAGGCATGCGTGTCAACGGCGACATCGCGCAACTGAAAGAGTGGGGGTGGCTGTGACCCATAGCGAGCCGGTGGTGCGGGAGGGGGTTGCGCGGAGGAGTGCGCGCGAAAGCTTGCCAGCGGAGGCGGGCGAAGCCCGCCGGAGCGAGCCCGAAGGGCGGCAAGCGCGCGCCGACGCGCAAGCGAATTTGCGAGCCGCTAGGGGGTCCCCCCCGAGCGCGAAGCGCGAGGGAGGGGGCGGCGAGCAACATGAGCGACCCCCGACACGGCGGCGAGCGTCTACGTTTTGTATAGGTTTACATCATGGCTAACACTCCTCGCGACGGTTATACCAGTAGTGGAAAGCCAATTCCTCAATACTGGATCGAGGCGGTCGCCAAAGGCAAGACCTTCCGCCGCACCTACGCGCACGAGGAGTCATGGCCCACGTGGCGGCGCTGGTATCGCGGTGAGTGGCGTCCCGACATCCTTCCCTCCAACGTATACTTCAAAATGATGCGGACGCTCATACCGCGTATCTACTATCGTAATCCGTCCGTCAGCATCACTCCCTCCAAGCCCGGCATCGAGAACATGCTGCTCTCGAAACTCCTCGAACGTGCCGACAACAAACTTATCGACGTGATGGGCGTCAAAGGGTCTATGAAAAAGGCGGTGCAACATGGCGTTATGTTCGGTACGGGTGGCCTCCGGCTCGGCTACGGCGCAGAACACACTCCTACCCCCGACGACATCTCCACCGAAGCCCCTGACACGGGTGGCCGAAAAGTCCAACGCCGCGTCGAGTACAACGATCTTGTCCATCCCAACATGCCGTGGCTGCTCGCCGCGCATCCAGGCCAAGTCGTCGTCCCGCACGGCACTGTGGATATTCACTCGGCCCGCTGGGTGTGCTTCGAGGACGTGCGCACTCTCGACGACATCAAGGCCGACCCGCGCTTCACCAACACCGACGGTATCATGTCAGGTGTCACGGAGGGACGGCTCCTCGCGCGCACTCAGTCCCTAACCGACCGTAACCGTGAAGGCGTGATCCTCTGGGAAATCCGTGACAAAAAGACCGGGCTCGTCTTCGTCATGGCCCCCCACGCCGTCAACACGAAAGTCGAGGACAAAGTCCTCTTCTGCGAGGAAGACGAGCTTCAACGCGCCGGACGCCTCAACTACTACCCCCTCATCTTCAACAACGACGATGAGGTCTTCTGGGGGATCAGTGACTCGCAAATTCTCGCTCCGCAGCAGGGCGAAGTGAACGAGATACGGACCCAACTCCGCAATCATCGCCGCGTCGCTATCGCTAAACTCCTCTCTGGCATCGGTACGATGACGCCTGACGAAGAGAGCAAAATGATCGACGGTAACGCGGGCTCCGTTATCCACGCCAAAGACATCAACCAGATCAAGGAACTCCAGCACGCTGGACTCGCGCAGATCATTCAACTCCTTGAGTCGGCGGGTGGCGTGTTGAGCCAAGAGATACAGGAGCTTCTCGGCCTCGGCGTCAATCAGTTTGGCGAGTACGCGCCCGGATCCGCGGACCGCTCCGCGACCGAAGCGAACATCGTCAACTCCGCCACCCAAATCCGGATCGACGAACGACGGGACGCGTGCGCCGACCTCCTCACCACTGTCGTCTCCGACATGAACCATCTCATTATCGGGCACTGGGACTCCGAAATGGTCCTCGACGTTGTCGGACCCGAGGGCGTCCCGATCTGGATCAGGTTCCAGCCACAACTCCTACGCGACGCTATCTACGATATCAAGATCGACCCAGACACGTCGCTGCCGCTGACGAAACAACTCCGAGAGGCGAAAGCGACGCAGTTCTACGGCATCGCTAAGATGAACCCCCTCATCGACCCGATGAAGCTGACGCAGTTCTGGCTCTCGGAGCAGTACGGCGTTGACGCCGACCACATGATCCGACAACCGCAGCAGCCCGGCCAGCCGGGCACACAGGAGAACCCAATGGAACTTGGACAAGCCGCCCAACAACTCCGTGGTGCACCCCCCGCCGCCCTCACTGCTATGGCAGGAGGGCGTGCGGCATGATCTGGCTCGACAAGTACGGTTGGCCGCTCGAACTCGTTCGAGGCCGCCCGTTCACCAACTTCATCCGAATATGTCTCCACGCGCGACGGAGAG